TCTCTTGCAGCACGTAGTGCCTGTGGTTTAAGTTTTCGTTTCGGTGGCTTACCCGAATTGTGTTGCCAGTTAGGTTTATTCATCGGTAATTGTATGATGAGTCCATAAAATCACAAAGTCCACTTGGCATAAAATTCATAGCAAGTGAATGACGATCATGATTGGTCTCATTCTCCTTAATATAATGCCTTATATTACCAGGAATCAATAGCATATGTCCCATTTTTGCTGAAAACCCAACATTTCCTGAAGGAATTAAACCAAAATCTGTTGTATTCCATGGAACATATATTTGTGGATTTTCCTTTTCTACAACAAGTTTGGAACAATCATCTTGAAAATAGAAAATACCACTATAAAAAGAATTTACATGATAATGGTTTCTACCACTAGTATTAGGTTTAACACGAGTAAACCAACTAGTGGACATTTTTAAAGGAACCTGATATTGATGATCCCTCAAAGCATCATTTACAAGATCATTAAACTTCTTAGTAAGTTTCTTATTTTTCTTTAATGTAAAATTACTATCATTAATAGTAACATCCGAATCTACCCAAGTTGCTTTATCAAATTCAAGTAATACATCATCAAGTAATTCAGGGCATTCTACATCATAAATCAATGTTGGAAATAATGGTATCATCTTTGATTTAATCATAACACCATCCTACTGAATCCTTTTATCTTATCAAATTTTATTATATTGTCAAACTTGTCATTAAGATCAGTCTTATGGGATATAACAAAAATGTTAGCACCTTTTATTATATATCTAATAATCTTCAAAAATTCATCAGTACCAAAACCATCAAGAGAACTATCAAACACCTCATCCATGATAAGGAGATTTGTATTTACAGAATTCTTAACCCTAGCAACTTCTCTCCATGTAAAGAGTAATGCCAGGTCAATTCTCATCTTCTCTCCTTCACTGAATGATGAATATGAAAAGTCTTCATGAATCGGTGATTGTACCGTTTCATTAAACTCCTCATCCAATGTAAAATTGATATAAAAATCCATCAACTGAAGGTAACGATTTACCTGTTGATTAATAAGTGGTAGATACTTCTTTATTATTTTTGTCTTAACTCCATCATCCCTTAACAAAGAATAGGCAAAATCGTAATGATTAATATCTTCCTTTTTCTCTGCTAGGTCTTCTATTGTTTGTTGGAGGTTCTCTTTAAACTCTGCTAACTTCTCATGCTCAGTATTTCTGTTTTTAAATTGTTCGGTAATTTTTTGAACTTCTTCTTCAAGATCTCGGATTTGTCTTTGGTTGAGACTGATTCGAGTATTGTTTTGAGAAATGCCATGGTTGAGTTGAGTAATCTCCTTAGATAATTTTGTAAATTGACGTTCTCTATCCTTTTCTTTTTGAATTGCTTCCTCTAGTTCTTTATAACCAGTTTGCAACTCCTTTGCTTTATCTTGAACGTCAGCAATTCTATTTACACGAAACTCTTCTTCTATATCCTGAGTACAGGTAGGGCAAACCATATTATCTGTGAAAAACTTATGTTCTTTGGTAATTGTTGCTACTTTTTGAGTAATTTTACCCTTAAGATTATTAAGTTTCACTAACTTTTCACCAGCACCAGCAACAACTTCTTGCTCCTTAAGTAGGTCTGATATGTCTGCTTCAACAAGTCCATTTTTTTCCATATGAGTATCATTTTCAATACTCAATGTTTTAATCTTTTGCTTATTATTTTCAATATTATTGTTACCTTGCTCTTCTAGTTCCTTAATAAAATTCTTTTGCATAGACATTTTATCTTTAAGATTATCCTTCTTCAAGTCTAAAGACTTAATTTTATCCTTTTGTGTTCTAATCTTTTCTTTAATCAAACTATTCATAGCAGAGAATATACGAATATCCAAAAGATCCTCAATAACATCTCTACGATTAGAACCACTCAACTGCATAAAGGGTACAAATGTGCTACTACCCAAAATTACAATTTGAGTAAATGATTTGTAATTTACTTTTAAAATAGTATCTTCTAATATTTTTTGATTCGTTCTATCATCAGCTTGTTTATGTAATGGATTACCATCAACTTCAATATCAAATATATTTGGTTTAATTCCTCTTCTTACAAGATAATCACGATTATTAACATTAAATTCTATTTCAACAATACAATCTTTTTCATTAACAGTATTAACTAACTGCCCTTTATTAATCTTACGAAATGGTTTATTGAATAAAGCAAAGGTAAGTGCATCTAACATAGTAGATTTTCCAGCACCATTAGTACCTACTATCAAATTAGTATTATGCTCAAGAAAATTAATTTCAGACCAGTTGTTACCAGTACTTAAGAAATTTTTCCACTTTATATTTTTGAAGGTAATCATCTTTTAGGGGGAATCATAATATCATCAGGGGTAATTACAGCATATTTGTAATTATGCATTTTACATGTTTTTATTGCAAGTTCATCATCAACTTCAATAACATCCATCTCTTTATCTTCTTGATCCTCTAACATCATAGCATACCTTTCGGCATCATCTTCTGCTTGAAATAAAAATAAAACTTGATTACCATACCTGTCATCAACAGCATAGGCACCCTCACCTTTATTCGATTTAAGAGTAAGAAGAAACATTTATTCTACCTCACAGGCTTGTCTATACAGATCTTGAAAAATATCTTTAATGATATGTTTATCAAATTCAAATTCAGATTCATCAATATATCGATTCAATATTGATAATGTATTTTCATCTTCATCTATTTCAAAATCTTCACTCTCTTGAATATCAAAATTCTCAATTATCTTTAAATCTTGCACACCAACGGAATAAAGTTTATCAAGAAATGTATCAAACATATTCTGATCAGTCTTTTTACGAACAATTACCTTTACAATTTTATTAGCATATTGAGTAGCATTAAACAATTTAGGATTAGTATCTTCATAATATATGTTATAAAATAATTTATAAGGATTGTTAACTGGAGTGTGTTCCAGAGTATCTGTATCAAATATAGTAAATCCTCTTGGATCATTTACATCATTCCAAAACATCTCATAAGGATTGCCCAAATAAAATATTTGACCATCATCAGAACGAGTATGAAAATGTCCTGAATAAACTCTCTCAAATTTATTAAAGGTCTTAACATCCATACCATTTTCCATCATGTGTCCACGAGTAGCCTTGAATCCATTTACTTCAAGATGACCCATGGCAACTCTTGCCTTAGTTTTCTTAATTAATTTCTCAGTTTCTTCAAAATTCTCAGAATTAATCCAAGGTAAAAGAAGAATCTTTAATTTATCTAAAGAAATCTCTGTTGCTTTTGAATACGTCTTAATATTTTCATAATCTTTTAATAAAAGTTCTGGAGAATTTACATGATTAGTATTTTTATAATAACAATCATGATTACCTATTATTGCATGAACATTGTATTTTTTAAGAGGGTCAAATACTACTCTCTTTGACCACTCAAGACTTTGTAAATCAATTGCCTTACGACTATCAAATATATCACCCATATGAATCACAGTATCTATCTGATGCTCTTCTAAAGACGGAAAGAAGACATCACGATAAAAGAGTTCAAAGTAATCATGAAGATGCTTAGAACCCTTTCTAGCACCATAATGAGTATCGGTAATAATAGCTAATCTCATCTATTATTATTGCGATATTGAATATTATCCTTAATTGTATTATACTCAGAACTATCTCCTGATAGTGAATTGTCATCAACCATCATAACTTCATCAAATCCAGTTCTTTCAATAATCTTTGTTTTAATATCTAATTGTTTCTTTTCTTTTTGTATTCTGCGGAGAAACGCATAATGTATAACCTGCGTAAAGTATGCAAAAGGATTACGGGATTTCTCAGGATCAAAATTATGTATGTACTGAACGCAATTTTCGATTCCATCTGATATCATGTCCTCCCTGAACATATAGTTTACAAAATTTGGTTTATAAGAAAGATGAGTTGCTATTTTTAAAAAACAAGAACCAAGATAATTTGGAATAGGTGGTTTACCATCCCAAGGTCCTGACTTTGGTGGGTCTTGATCATACTTCTTAATAAACTTTTCTCTTGCTATTGCAACTTTGCCCCTATAGACAATCATTGCTTCTAACAATTCTTTATTATTTACATAATGTTCAGATTTCTTTTTTGGCATAACATTGGTTTTCCGTCTTAAAGTTATAAGTATTATAACATATTTTCAGGGCTTGACAAGTCACCCAAATATCAGTACAATAACCTTTGTGGAGGTTGAAGGGATAAATTAGCTTTCTTTATTTTTAAGCTTAAATAGTAACTCTAAGGTCTTACGAGCATCTTTTACTGAAGTAACATAACCCATTTGAGAATCAGGTCTTACTGAACCATCAGGATGATAAGCCTCTTGAGCATCATCATTGATAAAATGATTGTATATATCAATTAATCTTTGTTCTTTTGTTTCAGACATTGTTATAACTTTGTCTAATCTTATCATAAAAAAGTCTTCTTCAATTAATTCAATCCAAGATTTAACTTTAATCAATCCACCATTAGGAGTATTAACGTACTTTATAGTGAGTGGATTTTGTAGTATTAATATAGGATTTTCTGATTCTTCATCGTCTACAGATACGAGAGCAAAAATTTCTTCTCCTGATACTAATTTTATTATTGCGTGAAATTCTTCTCCCATCATTTTTTAAGTGGTATGTTGACTATATCGTAATCAAAATTTTCTTCATTATAAATTTTGATCCTTTCAATTAAGTGATTTAAAGTATAATTTTTTCTAGATTTGTAACTAATATCATCGGCAATATCATATAGAGTTGCTCTAGTTTTTTGGTTACCTTTTCTAAGAATCCTCCCTATTGACTGCAAATTTCGTATTCTTGATTTTGATGGAGAAGCAAAAATCACATTATGTAGATTTTTGATGTTAATCCCGGTAGAAAAGGTTCCGTACGAGGCAACGATAATAGCATTATTCTCTTGCTCAGTGATCTCTCGAACTTTCTCTCTGTCTTCGGTATCCACTCCACCATGAATAAAAAAGACATTTCTATTCTCAATAGTGTTATTATTATTTATTAATTCGTAAAGAGGTTCTCCGTGCTTCTCTACTCTGGCAAATAATATAAGTGTATTACCCTTTAAATCTAATGCAAGATTTTTAATAAAGTTATTTCTACGATTATGATTAATAATATATTGAACTTCCTCTTCAAAGTTTTCAAATTTATTCGGTGGGTGTTTCAATAGAAGTACATTGATATCCAGTTTAGCCAAATGCCCTTTCTTCATTAACTC